TTCTAGCACCTGGAACCTTTTGGAACATTGCTAACATTTGGTCTTCGGTGTACAATACGTTTTCGGTGTATGTAAACCCATGGGTTTTAAACCAGTTCTTTGCCTTCGTACAAAATGGGCAATTTGGCTTTGAGTATATAACTACATTCATAATTTATCCTTGGCAACTGACACACTCATCTTGTGTCATTTCAATTTCACTGTGGTCTTTTAATCTATCTCTTTCAATTTTCTCTGCAACGTTCTCTGCTCTGTTACTTGCTTCAGTTCTTAGGTAGTATAAACCTTTACAACCAAACCTCCAAGCATCATAATGTACTGTGTGTAGATATGCTTTAGTAGCACCTGCAGGGAAAAATAGGTTTAACGATTGTCCTTGACATAGATACTTTTGTCTAGCACCACCGTGACGGATAACCCAATCTTGGTCAATCTCAATCGCAGTCTTAAATACATTCTTTGTATGCTCATCTAACCAATCAAAATGTTGAACACTACCACCAGATGTAATAATGCTCGACCAAGTATCATCGTCGTTCTTACCTAACTTTTTAAGAACCTTTTCTAAGAATGCATTCTTATTCAAATGAGATCCGACACGAGTTCTTGATGTAAACGCATTTGCTTTCCAAGGTTCAATACTCGGGGAAGTTCCACCAATCATACTTGAATTAGCATTTGGGGCAATTGCTAACAGGTGAGCATTTCTTCTACCTGTCCCTGTCATATCTGGTGCTTCGCCTTTTTCTTTACCTAAACGCATTGATTCTTCGATAGACTTGTTCTGAATGTTTCTAAAGATTCTAGTATTCAAAGCAAGAGCATCCCTTGACTCAAACGCAATGTTATGCTTTTGTAAGTATGCGTGGAATCCCATAGCACCTAAACCTAAACTGCGTTCACGTTCTGCACTGTATCTTGCTTTACTAATTTCATCGCCAGCATTATCAATAAAGAATTGTAATACATTATCAAGGAAACGAGTTAAGTCAGCAACCATATTTGTGTCTTTCCATTCGTCATACTTCTCTAGATTAACTGACGATAGACAACAAACTGCTGTTCGTTCTTCGTTTGTAGGAAGATGGATTTCGTTACAAAGGTTACTACCATTAATCATTAATCCTAAATCCTTTTGAGTCTGAGGCAATGCTCTATTAGCAGTATCAATAAAGTTAAGATATGGTTCGCCAGTTCTGTATCTAGTTTCTAATACCGTTTCCCATAACTTTCTTGCTGAGACTATCTCTCTGATTTCATCTGAGTCTGGGTCTTTCAATTCCCAATCCAAATCAACTTCAACCGCTTCCATAAATTCATCAGGTAGGTTTACTGCGTGATGTAGGTTTAAGTTCTTACGGTTTACGTCACCAGTCGGAATACGCATATTGATAAACTCAATAATGTCGGGGTGACTGATATCCATATAAGCTGCATACGAACCTTTACGAGTTCTACCTTGACGATATGCTGTCATATCAGAATCAACTGTATGTAAGAACGGCATCGGACCTGGAGCAATGTCCGATACTGCTCTAATGTCTGACCAATGACCACCTACACCACCACCCTTAACGGATAACCAACGTAACTCTGACGTATGGTCAATTAAACCGTGTAACGAATCGTCTACGTATGTTAAGAAACAACTGATAGGAAGTGCTTTAACTTTCTCGTTCTGCCTTGGGGCATTTGATAGGATCGGGGATGAGAACATAAACCACCCCTTAGATACGGCATCATAAACTCGTTGAGCCAGTTCCATATCACCATAACTATACGCAACAGACGCACGAGCAAATGCTTGTTGAGGAGACTTCTCGTCCCCCTTACAATAATAATCCTTTAATAACTTCTTTGCTTGCTTGGATAGTTTCCTATCCATTTTCTTTTCAATTTCAATACCCATGTGTAACTCAGACATGAATTTCCTCCCTTAATAATGTATTCATAATGTGTGTACTATTTAGACAAAAAGATTTTATGGTTAAAATACCTTCTCCATAAATACCCCCTGATAATGGCTGCGACAGTAAATATCGCACTAATTTTTAGATTATCGAAAATAGTCATTTCTATTTCCCACACTGGTTCTATCCAGAAAATCCATAACAACAAAGCAACTACAAACCCACTGAACATGTTCAAAGACGATTCAAGAAATGATTGTAGTTTAGTTTGTTTCATACTTCTATTATACTATACTTTGGTCAAAAAGTAAAGTTTCTATACAACTAATTTGGCAGAAGAGAAGGGACTCGAACCCTTATAACCTTTCGGTCGTCAAGTTAGCAACCTGATGCAATACCATTATGCGACTCTTCTAAACTTGGCGATCCGGAAGGGATTTGAACCCTCGACATCCTGCGTGACAGGCAGGCACTCTAACCAGCTGAGCTACCGGACCATAAAATGGCATTCGGTAGGGGAATCGAACCCCTCTTACTAGGATGAAAACCTAGAGTCCTAACCGATAGACGAACCGAACTTTAAACTTGGAGCACTAGGAGGGATTCGAACCCACGGCTTTACGGATTTGCAATCCGTCCCATTGGACCACTCTGGCACCAGTGCTTTAAACTTTGAGTGTCGTATGAGAATCGAACTCATATTAACGGAATCACAATCCGTTATACTAACAACACCATAATTTGGAGCGGATAGTCAGAATCGAACTGACCTCTTTGGGTTGGAAACCCAAGGTAATAACCAATATACGATACCCGCAATGTTTGTCTAGGTCAAAGTCCTAGACTACTCTTAAATCTATATTACACGCAACCAGTTGGTTGTGGCAATCCACCATACTTAGTAATAGGTTTCAACGGACCAGTTAGCCATTCTTTGAATAGTTTACCTTTATCAATTCCTACATACTTCGCAAATGTTCTGATTGGTGGTACACTTGAATTCTCATCATAGTATTCCCGTGCCTTTTCAATTTGCATCACTTGACTTTCTGTTAATGTAATATCATCTTCCTTTGCCATCTCGTGCATCACATCAAGCGACCACGTTGTTGGGTCAACTAAGTAACCATTTCCTGTCCTATTTAGACTCATTTCCATCTCCTTTAACTATTATATCTATAACATCTGCTGTTGCTTCATTATATCCTACACGATGACCGATATAGTATGCAGTCATTATCAGTGAAGATGTTGCGAACCAATACAAATCAATTTCCATTATTTATCGTCCGATAAAATATCTTTAATTTGATTCAATTGATCTTGTATTGCCCACAGTAAATATAATACTGTACCAATCACTGCTCCTACTATAAATGCTTCCATTACTTCATACTCCCGTTGGTGCATCGTTTACTTCCTGGATGTCTTTGACATCTCAACGAACCGTGACTCAGTGACTTCTTACTCGTCTTATTACCGTTCTTATCTTTTGCCGCTTTAGTAAACGGAATTGCTGTTTTACTCATTATTCTATTTCCTTTTTATTTAATCATTACATCTATTATACTATACTTCTTCAAGAATTTCAAGCATTAGTGGGAATATTTTAGCAATTTCCCTAGCACATGCTTGAGCAACTTCAATGTGTTCTTTCTGAGTCCCATTAGCACTTCTTAACTCAATGTAATGAACCCAACTACGTAATGTTCCATTCATATACATTCTACTCATTGTGTTACCCTCAGGCAATACAACTCGTGCTTGTTCTTTTGCAATACCATTCTTAATAGCAAAGTCATATGCTTCAAGAGCAGTCTTAATAACATTCTCTTGTTTGATTCTCCACATAGCACTTAACGTTGCGTCATCAGTATCAATACTGTTCTGACGGTTCTTAGTATCCTGTAAACGAGCCTCTCTTAACATAAACTCCATATCCTTAGTAGGGTCAGCATACCGTTGAGAAAACTCCTGGAAACTAAACGAGCGATGTCTTAGAATCTGTCGTCCAATATCCCTCGTGGTTTCAATCTCAATCGTTGCCGAAACCATCTCTAAAGGACTCCAATGTTTATGCTTAATCAAATACGAAATCAACTTCTCGTTTGTTTCCTTATTCAATTGACCACTTGGGTTACTTACCCTTGCACAAAATGCAATCAAGTCCTGTGGTGTATTAATATCCTTGTCAATCATGTCCTCTGTTGGCATACTGTAACTCACCATCTTTGCACTTGTTGTTGTTTTTGTGGTATCAAACTTCACAGACTGTCCACTCTTAATATCGTTTGTTCTATTTCCTTCTAACATCAATTCTCCTTTATTTCCTTCCCATTACAAATACACTCTTCACGTTGGCATATTTTTGTTTAATATCTTCTTTGCTGTGCCCCAGAATAGTTTTCCCAGTGCCATCTAGAAACATTACACAGTATTGCTTCATTACGCTTCCCGTTACTCTTTTCTCGGTTTTTTCAACCACTAGTAGAAGAAGTATCGTTTTTGCTCTTGACCATAACTCTTTCCTCTGTTGCCCCAAAGTTCGTCTTGATTGTCTCAAAGACGTATTCACTCATTTGAGTGAGGGTAACAGCAGAGTCTTTCTTCTCGTCAACGTTCTGTATCATATCCCCAGCAATGTAGAACTCGAACGGACTCCGTTCGACCACATGGTATTGGGTGTTCCCTAATGTAACTATATGACTCATATTGTCTTCCTCCATGTCTCGTCTACCCATGCGAACGTTTGCTTGCTCGTTGGTGCGTATTCCTTCAGGGCAACTTTGTATAGTGCCACGTCCTTATCCGTCATCATTTGGACAAACTCGAAGAACTCTATCTCGCTGTATGCAACCGTCATGTCCTTATGTAAATCAGGAAGACCTGTGTCATACAAGGGGTGAATCCCGTTACTGTCAAGATAACTTCCGACTGACTCTAATAGAATGCCTGCAGGGTGTGATGCTGTTGTGTCTGTTTGATTTGTCATATTGTGTATATTTCCTTTTTTATGTTTCGGAAAAATTTTTGTATATTCGCATTTCCGATACTGCGATATTTTTTGCTCGGGTAAATTTTTTTTGAGAACTCTTTTCAGTAAATTGCCAAACTCGTTGTACCATTAAAATTCCTAGATAAATCTACGGAGTTTCCCATATCACTCTACGTTAAGTCCCTAAATGAGAAATACGCAGAGAGAAGAGAACACCATCTATACTTCTATTATACCCTATATCACCACAAAAGTAAAGCGATTTCTATTTGCTTAGGAACTCTCTAAGTTGTGGACTTGCTTTGTCGAAGGTTTCCTCACGAGTGATAATACGTTTAACTCCACCACCAGCATAGAACTCAGCACAGTTGACTGCTAGAGCTGCTGACTCTGCTCTCTTAGTTGTATTGGTTACCATAGGTCGTGTGGACGCCTTTTCATCAAACAGGCTGCTTACTGTTGCTCCCTCTTTGGTTATCTGTGGTCGTACATAGTTTGCTTTTAACATGTTTACTTACTCCTTTATTGTGCTTAATAGAATTTCTTGCGTTGTTGCTGTAATAGAATTTCTTGCTTACATAACTCGTCCGGACCGTTTAATCCACCCTTTAACCAATTGGTTAAGAATGCTTTGTCCGAGTCGTTTAAGTTTGTTTTTTCTATTTGTTTTTTCTTACTGTTGAATTGTTTAATGCTTAACATAATGCTAACTCCTTTTTAGTTTAGGCGAATCTAGGTAATACAAAGCCAACATCTCTATACATACCAGACTTAAAAGATTTGATGTCGTTTTCAAGACCGTGTTTAAAATCAATAATCATTTCAATTTCAGATATTTCTGTTTCTGTTTCAAACAGTTCTTTTTTGATTTTGTTTGCGACTTTTAATGCTTTTGATTTAGTTGTAAAGGTTTCGTAAAAACCTTCCCATTCATAATCATCAACATAAGTTGTAACATCCCAGTTATGTTCACTATGACTAATATAAATTGTTGCTAACATTTTGTGTCTCCGTTTTATTAAAAGTAACACCTTTTTTTAATTCTTTTATACTACGTATTATACCCTAAGTTGGACCAAAAGTAAAGCGATATATTGACTTCATACCACCTTTTATTTTAAGGTTATTCTACGTAGTCACGGAAACCATCAACAAGAGTATCAACAAGAGGGTATAACTTAGCGGCAACCTCAGCAATTTCTTCAAGGTTATCATAGTTAGTAACTTCACCCAACTTATTCATCACACTACCAGAAGGAGCAAACTCGTTATATACCATAGAGGCAAGACCATCCCACAGGACAACACCACTAGGAGTAGTCATTACACCAGAGTTATACGCAGTTTCAATAGCATTATTAATAGCAGATACGTTAAGTATTTCGTTTACATTCACATTATTATTCATAGCACTTACACCTTTATCATTTAATATACCTATATTATACCCCATATTGATGTCTATGGGCAACTAATTGACACCTTTTATTGTAGGGGTATTCTCTTTCCTCAGAATTAGTTAAAAAATACCTGTAGTTTTAGAAATAACAGTGACTTATCCCTAGCGATATCGGATACATTGTGACTTATACTGAGGCAAAACAGATAGAATTAGTTAAAAAATACCTAATTCACTCGGTCAGAACCTCAATTCTAACGAACTGAAGGAATAACCTTAGGGGTAAACGGAACAAAACCACGTAACTCTTTAGTCTTATTAACCTTCTTCACTGTTTTAATAGTAGCATTAACAAGTTCTTCAACACTACAAACAAATCGGTCACGTTCAAGTTCTTCAGAAGAACCATCCTCAATCTCTTCCATCATCATGGCAAATAAATCAACAATCTCACCACCCAATTCTGGGTTCTTTTTAATAATATCTAAACTAAATTTTCTTAAATCATCCATTTTACAACTCCTTTTTTATCATTTATACTAGTATTATACCTTAAAAATGGAGTGCTGGGCAGAAACTTGACTAAAATAAATGAAATAATAATGTCTGTAATGTCGCAGTCAGGTTATGGTATGACTGTGGGATAATCGTTCGTCTAGCACGAGCTCTCGGTGTGCTGTGGTGGAGTTAGTGTAGAGTTCTTGTTCGGTTGGGTTAAGGCTCGGTAGAGTACAGGTAACGTACAGGCAACGTACAGGTATTTTTTACCTATTCGGTTAAGGTTTACTTTTATTTTAGTTAAAAAATACCTTAATATACAGTTTCCACCGATATCAAGACATTATCCGACATTAACCGACATTAGACGATATCGCTCGAAGAGACACACACACGCTGTTTATGTCTTTACGTTATGTCTCGTGTCATGCTTATTGCGAACACACCTAATAGTATTGGCATTATACCATATAGATTAAACGGGAATGTTATACCATATAGACTTATCCCTCCTAAGAATATTAATGATATACTTCCTAATGTTAGTATTGTTTGTTTAAATCTTTTCATCATTATTTGGTATTATATCAAATTCAATTTCAGAACCGTAGTCCTTTTCCTTAACTACCTCACCACCATAATAAGCATCGTCTTCGTTTATCGTTGCTTTATTATCTAAAAATGCACTGATATCATTATCATAAAGGTTTTCGATTTGGCCAATGTCTTTTTCAGACAATTCAATTTCAGTTTCATACCACACAGATGTGACAGTATGTTCTTTCCTTATTAGTTTATATGTTGTCATTGTTGTTGTACTCCTTTATACATCTTATTAAATTCTTGTCGTAATTGTCTCTGTGTTCTATAAAAATTTGGGCATCGTCTTCTCCATCTACTGCAATGATTGTTACTAGTTGAGTGATTGGTATTTTGGTTCGTTCTTCAAAGGCGATTGCATAGAAGGACTCTTGTGTGAAGTAGTTAGTGATCCATTCTTTTTTCTTTAATTTACCTGCTGTCTTATAGTCGATAATAGAGAGTTTATTATCGAAAAAGGCAACAAGGTCTACTCGTCCAGCGACTTTAAGGTGGTCAGAATAGAGTGCGAGTTCTTGTCCATATACCGTTCCTAGTCTTTCATCAAGGACTTTCTTGATGGGTAGGAAGTTGGCATGCATTGTCGGCACTAGATTCATATCACTGATTGGGACGTTATTCACATAGTCTTCTGCTATTTGATGGACACGTGTACCTCTGCTTGAGGCGAATTTTGATACCCTATTTGCTTCTTCTGTTCCTACTCTCTTCTTCCAGGCATCTATTGCGTCTTTGGATTGAAGAGATAATACAGAAGTGATTGAAGGATATTTGATATTGGAGTCCGTCGCCGACTCATATGTACGAGACCCGACTTTGGGTGTTACGCATACTAGATCGTCGTATCCTAGGTCAATTGGTTCATGAATAAACATATAGTTTCCTTAGAAATAATGGTGTTACACACTAAAAGAAGTCATCAAGACTAGTGGAACGAGCATCACGAAATACGTCAATAGGACTCATCACCTTACTAAAACACCATACGTTTTCTATATAAGTTTTAGCAAGGTATTCTTCTAGAGTTCCTTGTTCTTCGTTACTTTCAAAGAATTTCTTTCCTTGAGCACGTTGTTGTATTTTCATACCTATTTGACCAATGAAATTCCCAGCACCAATATGGTCTACTAATTCATCACATGAACGATGTCTTGTTGATTTGATTTTCGGATCCATAATGTTTACAAAAAGGAATCCAGTACGAGATAGACTGTCAAACGAGTTTTGTGCTACGGGTAAATAGAAGTCATCACGCCATTTCTCGTATTCGTTAAACTTACTCCATGATTGGTCTTCTTCATGATCACCACCCTTATTGTATAATTCAGTAGAGAAATATGGAGGGGACGTGAATGCACAGTCAATGTTCTTAATATCAGACCATGGTATATTCTCAGCACCAGAACGATAGAATGTTACTGACTTCTTGTCACCCTTTAGAATGAATAAGTCATCCGTGTCTGATTCTATTGTATATTTGTTGTTTAAGAGTTTTGAGTATTCAAGTGCCATAACCTTATAGACTTTGAATGTATTTGGGTTTGGATCGCAACCTACGTATTCAGTAGAGCATCTTGAAGAAAAGAATCCCGTCAATCTATCACCCCAACCCATTGACGTATCTAGCACCTTAGAAGCATCGGTCATTTCATATATCGATTTGGCAACAACGGGTTTAAATTGAGTAGCAATATAAGCACCCATACGCATTGCCATTAGATAACTGTTTTTGGAGAGTTCCCCTGATATACACAATCCTTCATCATCGTAGTGTACTTGATTAACACCTCTCCATAATGCTCCAGTTGCCAACCATATATTACCTTGTTCCCATTGTTCGACTGGCGATTTGTTAGTCTGCGATGAACACTCATAACGTACAGGACGCATAAAGTAGTCAGCAACCTTATTAAAAGGTGCGGATGGTCCGTCAATAATGCCTAATGGATACTTATGATAACTGTACTTGTAGTCATCATATTTCTCTAATACGTTAGCATCAACCTCTTCCGAAGAAGGGTTAAGGAATTTAGAATAGTCTGCTTTACATAGTTTATGAAAGTTCTTGACCATATCCTCATACGAAATAGGATTGAATGGGAACTTTGAAGGGTTCTGCTCAATATAGTCCGCAAGAGTCCGACGGCAAACTTCTTTACCATATTTGTCTGTTACGTATTTAAACTCACCTGCATTGAGGTATGGGATATTATCTACGGTGTGTTCACCAAGATATTTGTATAGTTCTTTATTTGTCATATACAACTATTATACTATACAATATTACAAAAGGCAAGTTTTTATAATATATCTTTTCGAGTTTGTTGGTTGAGGTCTGCTTGATACATACGATACATCTTTTGGTCTACTTCATCGTCAGTTAGTTCATCCATACCAACTTGACCATGTTCGACGAGCATATCTATCCATCGGGCATACTCAACTTGCTCATCGAGTGTGAGCATCTCTTTGAAATATACCTCGGCAAACTTATCGTCAGAGGTCATCTATGAGCGTGTTCTTTTGCTTTGATGTAGTCTTTTACGATACCAGAACGAACGATATCTTCAACACCAAACTCATTGAGGTCAAACCATTTAGTCATCTTCTCAAGCACGTAAAGAAACTTATCGATATCCTTTTCAGAATTACGAGTGAAGTCTGTTTGACACGTATCACCACAATAGACGATTTTTGACCCTTTACCTAGACGAGTGATGATTGAATCTGCTTCAGCACTTGTTAGGTTTTGATATTCGTCGACAATCACAATAGTCTCGTCAAGTGTAATACCACGTACATAAGACGTTAGCATAAAATCGATGATATTATTCTTCTTCATCAAACCATATGCATCACCACGACCAAACAATTCATTACAAATACCCGTATATGGTATTTCATAGATTTGTTGTTTTTCTTCTAATGTTCCAGGAAGGTGACCAATGTCACGAGTTGCAACGGCAGAACGGACAATAACTATGCGACGATAGTTTGTTTTTCCGTTAAGGATTTCATCAAATGCTTTGTATAGACTGATAAAGGTTTTACCTGTTCCAGCACTTCCTGATAATACTTGAGATTTGCCAGTGTCGTAGTTCTCAAAGAACTGTGATTGGGTATCGGTTAATGGTTCAACTTGCTGTAACTCTAAGTGCTGTTTATTCATTAAAGATTTAGCACTTACTATGTTAGACTTTCTACTCATTCGTATCACTCGTATAGTTTAATCATTACGAATATTTATATATGAAAAACCCTCAGTTAAGAGGGTTAGGTATGTTGTATAACAATTCAGTTAAAGTTATTTCTTGCTGTTCATGAACTCTGGGTAGGCGGATTGCCCTGTTTCCCACATATCAGAACCAGCAAGTTCTTCCTCTTCACCTACTCTCAGACCAACG